TCACCCCAGCTAGGTTCTAGTATTGAAAGCGGGGCTATGACAAGCATACGGTTAGCTTTACGTTGATTGTAAGCATCTATAACGCTGCGTGTTTTGCCAGTACCGGGGTCTGAAGTTATTAAGACACGGTTGTTGGCTAAGATAAACTTAGTTGTTTCAGTTTGATGTTCGAAAGGCTGTAGCATAGTAATCACTCATTGATTGAATGGTAGTTTATCGTTAATGTTCTACGAACACAATAGGTTTTTCGGACGACCAACAGAAACCACAATCCGCGCAGCTAGGAGTCTTACCCTGTTGCTCGGGGCACAGTACGTGATTTGTGGTTCGTGGTTCGCGCTCAACTAAAGCAATGAAGTCCGTGACGTCTTGCTCTTCATCCGAATAACGAATACGCCATCTGTCAGGATATAAATTGTTCAGCTTGCCAATAGCCGTACCTATTTCTGATTTAAATGGCCAGTGCGTGTAACCGAACGCGTTCATGTTAGGAAACTCCATAAGCATCTTTTGCCAAAACTCTACATATGTTTTGCTGTAGAAGTCACCTAAAACATGTAGCCTAACAACAAAACCTAGTGGGTGTTTAAGTGACAAGCACTCAAGTTGAGCCCGAAGCATTGCTTGAAAATTAGGATCTGTATGGTCAAATCTGTGAGCAAAGGGCATGTTGTTACCATAACAAACATCCCATTGTAGGCAGGAAGTAGGGCATGTGGCTCGTTCTTCTAATGTCAGGGAATACATAGTCATACCCTTCCATTGTTTAACGCTTACTTTGTCCCCTAGTTTTTTGTTTTGTTTGCCGCGTTTTAACATATTTACCGACGCGGGCTTGACTCCTTTCTTGTACCTTGTCCGTGCTTGCGGAAACTTCCTGTTGGATAATGTCATCGAGTATCTCCTGACGTAGTCTAGCTGCTTCTGTCCTAGAAGCTTTAGTCAAAATTTTGACGTCGCGTTTCTTTAGTTTGTAGGTAGACCAATACATAGCTTCCAGAGGATCGGTTACTAACGTGTATTCTATGTCGCCGTAAAACATATTCATGCTGTGTCTGTTTCCCATATTGATGTTGGTTCTAATACTTCTATACGCTGTAGCCAGTCGCGGGGGATAGCTATATGAGCCCCCCCTTCGCGTAATGTATCTTCAACTACGCGCGACCGCATTATTACTACTCTTCTAGCATCAAACGACACCATCCATCCCACTTCCTGACATATTGCTATGTCGTGAGCAAGAATGTTTTCGATTGGCTGCCACCCAGTTTCACCATCCTGAGCGTCCCTCCAAGTAACACGTACCATAGGGTATTCTTTGTCCATCAGCGTCCCGGTCTGGTTAAGACCCATTTATGTTTGAAGAAAGGAAATTTTGATGTTTTGTTGATTTTTAGTGACTCGCGGTACATTGTGCGTTTGAGAACAAACAACACGACAGACACAAATAACCCGCCGACTAAGGCTGCCATCATGCCAGCGTATGTGCCAGCTAACGCGTACATAAGTAACAATGTAACTGCAATGTCGATGGGTATGTCATAAGCAATAACTCTGCGTATACCAAATTTAAACAGTAGAAAAAGTAAGCCCGTTGCGGCGATAAGTCCTGCAGTAATCATATGTAACTCCTATAATAGCGGCAATAAGAAGTATGCCGTCAATAAAACTAATAATTCTAAATAATGTAATCATGGTTTGCCCCAGAAAAATGCGCAGTACGCAATACAAAATAACGAAATAATCGCAAAGTATGTTTGAAAGCTAAGGGATATAGCTGTCGTGAGTATTGAGCAAACAAGCGCAATAAATATAATAAATAAAAAATAAATCATAAGTCGGCGTTTAGTCATTAATAATCCTCCAATGGTACTGGTGTGTCTAATTCAAAGTCTTCATACATTTGTACTTCACAACATCTAGATACAAATTGAATACACTTGTCATTAGACACTACGCCCCAAAACTCTGTTACTCCTTCGCCAAAATCTATATGTTGACCTTGGCAAGTTTGGTTACAATGTCCACATACATAGCTCATGGCAAGTACACTACACACTCTGAGTCATTCATAAATGTGTCTAATACTTGAAAAGCGTCCGTGTGTTTGTAACCATGTTGTTTAAGTAATTTTATTGCTTCGTTTATTGCGTCATAGACCATATCAGGATTGATACCTGCATCATCTACGTAGCTATTTGGGGGGGCTTTTATTTTGTTCATATCGTTCTCTACTCCTAAGTTCAGTTGAAGACATAACGTCTATATAGTTACAGCTTTTTGTCAAAATATTAAGACAAAAATATCCTAGTAGATTCCCTTCTACACTTTCTACGGGCTCGAGTACCCTGTTGCATACAGGACATGCTTTTACAGTTTGCATTAGCTAACTCCCCATTGGCACTCTGGCTCATCTCCTTTACGGTACGAACACCATCTGCATGCATCTTTGCTAGGTGTCGGATTAAATTCTGTGGCTGTTGTCATAGCTATGCCTCGCTTATGCCAACCGGGTACAAAGATCATAGCTTGATCTCTTGTATAACCTTTCTTGGTTGTTTCGGCTTGATCTAAATACCAAAACTCTACTTGCACATATTGTAGTTGAGGGTACCTATAAAACGTTCCTATGGCATATAACAAGCCTTGTTGACTGTGGCTCATTTCGTTACCAAACTTTTTACCTGTTTTATAATCTATTACTCTAGCCGATTGATCGTCTTCGTTTACAAGCGCATCTAGTTTTATGCGAGCCCACGTATCTTTTCCAAACCAACCAACGGGTTGCCAATCTAAATCAAAACCCCACTCACCTTCGAGTTCTACTTTGGCATCTATGTAAAGCTGCCGCAGTTCTTCAAACTCGTCTTTGAATTTATGCAGGGTGTCGGGCATCTCGCCAATGGTACCATTGACGTAGTCTTCGGCTTGCTGATGTATTTCTGTTCCGCGGTCTGCGGCTGGGTTAGATGGTTCGCGTATCTTTTTTACTTTTTGTATGTAACTACGATATGGGCAATCTTCAAATACTTTAAGTGCTGAGTAACTCCAAGCACGTAGATCCCCTAGTTTTTCTGGTTTATCTAATGTCTCTACTTTTACTTTATCTGGGCGTTCCTGCTGAGTTAAAGCTACCATACTAATTACCTTTATTATGGAAATCAGTAGTATAGCTTAACTTTAAACAGTATCCAGTAGTTTTTTGTCTGATTCGTTGAAGTATTTTTGTACGATTTCATGGTGGCGTAAGTCATCTATTTGCCAATCTGTAATCACTCCTCTAATAGCAGTAGCATTACGCCCAGCGTTATGCGTCCTACGTCGCTCTCTTTGCAACCCGCATCTTTCTGATTTTTTCATGAAGTCACGTTGAGATAACCTGTCGTCAGTGAGTACTATGTATACAATTCTAAGATGCTCTAATTGTATTATAGAATAAGGGTAATNTTTTTCTGCAATCCAAGTTTTAACAAACCGTTGNGCNGTGGTTATTTCTTGGCCTTGCATTACGTTTGTAAGTTCCATATCTAAAATATCTACAAAGAATTCTAAATTCCCTTTGCGCACTGCTGCAAAAAATTCTTCCATAACAGACATAGTTACTTGCTGCATTTGCGCNTTAGCATTGTTAGCTATAGGTGTACGCACAAGACGCGTGTTGACTTGGTACGTTGCTAACGCTCCCGCAAACTTAGGCAACTCTTNGTGTAAATTGTCTATGTTTTCAATGACTTCNGGATATACTTCTTCTAGCTTACGTTCTTGTCTAGCAGCTATGTTGTATCTGCGGTCGCCTTCTTCTATTTTTACTGCATCCATACGGTTAGTTAAGAATATAAAATTAGTAAAATTAGGCATTTCAACTTGGTTACTACGCATAGCACGTATAGTCATAGTGTTTTCAGTAATAGCATTTTTTAATTTGTCTGCTATTTTCATAGTGCCTGCAGAAGCAGATGCCATATGAAACTCATCTACAACTAAAAATATGGCTTGGCGCATATACAAATTGAACTGCTCTTCAATATTTTGTAACGCGCGCATAGGTACGTGTTCTTCGCCAAACAAAGGTCTTAACACTTTAGTGTAAAAGATGCCTTTACCCGTCCCCGGTACGCCTTGTAGTACCCAAGCAGTCATAGCTTTTTTGCGAGTTTGGAATACATAAGCTAACCAGTTCACAAAATGCTCTACTTCTAAGTCTTGCCCACCTAATATATGCCGCATTAATTTGTAAGTTAAAGGGCACATATCGTGTAAATCTTGTATGTCTCCCATAGAAAGCGGTTTTTCTGGAACTTTAGGTTCTAGCATGTACTCTGTTTTACGATACATGTTTACGTAATAAGGTACGTTTGTTAGGTTCACGGCAGTATCTGTGGCTGTAGGATCGAAAACAACTCTAGCATCAGGTATAAAATCTGGTTTTGCCCTTCCGTGAGACCTCATGAATCCTTCTGTACTAGAAGCACTGCAAGGTAACAAAGGATACTCAGCCGTAAATTGATTTAAGTTAGGGTCAAATAGCCCGTTGTAATGGGTATCTGTATAGTAGTCACGTAACACAATAGGTTGATTAGCGCGGCCTTGCTTGTCTAGCTCATCTTTGTAATGCTCGAANAGAGTCGCATAAAAGTCAGGGTCAACTTTTTCAATTGACCATATAGGCTCACCCTTAAAGTTGTACATATATGTAGGGTCTTCAAGCTGAAAATAGTAAGCGTTGCTGTCGCCGCCGTTTACATTGCATCTTATGTACGGAGGATTTGTGTCATCCGCTATAGATATAGACATTCTGTCTGGATTTTGTAATATTTCTTCTGTTCTGTTTGATACAGTAGCTAAAGTAATTTTTTCTTTCTTAGCATTAAATCCTTTAGCTTTTCTTAATTCATTCTTTTTAGCATTAACTAATTGATTTACTGACTCGGGACTTATATCGCTCATCAAGTTAGCTAAGTCTATAGATGGTGTAGCGCCATTGACCCGCACGATCCGTTCTTGGGGGGTAAGAAACGGATCGGCGGATGGATCTTCAAAGGTAGGAGGCGCAATGAAGATAAGTTTAGAGTTATCTGCTACCGATATATCTACAGGATATTTTAGGGAATGGCCGTTAGCAGATAGCTCAATCTGGTCTTTAAACAAATCAGATTCAAAGTTAGCTGACTGTAGCCAAAGTTTAATTGCTTTAGCGGGGACAGCGTAAGTTAACAATATAAATATATGAAGGGATATTTTTGGGTTCTTAAGCCCTAAGCTAGCGGACGCTTGTGCTATATANCTAACGTTACTAAAAACAGCTGGCAGTTGGCTTAAGACTTCAGCTGCCATTCTAGATACATCGTTCTGAGTNTATTTTAAAGGTTGGTTGTTAGANGAAAGAGTTAGACCATCTATGTCTAACACTAATAGATTTGAATAAGCTATGCGGTCTGTTTTACCTGCCCTGCTTTCATTTTGAAGAGTTCTTTTAAGAGGCCCTTTTAAAAGGCAAGCTCCCTTCGAAGAATATTTTTTTAGTATATTCTCAAAAGTAGTTAAACCAGCGTCTGTTATATCAATTTGTTCTATATTGGAGTTTACGTTTTTTACTTGGGGGTAAGGGGTGAAGCCATTTTTTACTGAGTGTTTTTTACTGAGAGCGAGTCCATTAGCCGCCTCTAGAAACGTAAGTTCCATAGCTCCTCCTACAGGGCTGTATTAATTGTGTTTTAAATTGTAGACTTCTTCGCGATCTATGCGGACGCTTTTATCGGCTTCGAAAGTAAGTCGTATTTGATTATTATCTATTCTAGACACTTTCAAGGTGGTGATTATGCCGTCCTTGTCATGTACTACAACTGATTGATCTTTTTTCCGTGTTAAAACTAACCTTGTCATTTACTATACCGTGTGTCGTAGCCGCCTTCTGCGTCTAATGGTAAATCAGGTGCCCATGTAGGTGGTACACACATGTGGGCGATGAGTTTATCCATTGTAGCACACGGATCTTCTTCTGGGCCAATCAAAACTATTTCATCATGAACAGTTAATACTACGTCTACATCTAAATCTTGATCATTTTCTATACGAAGTAAAGCATCTGTAACGACAAGTCTTGAAAGAGCTTGGACTACGTTCTCCGTAATCTTACCTCCCCATGTATTTTCTACAGTGTTTCTACCGTCGTAAATTAGTTTGCCTTTATGGAAGCGAAGATTAGGGTATCTTAAAGCAAGAGTGTTAGGAAGGATAATAGACTGGTCGGTAAATGTTAGGCAGCCCCATTCTTCGTAGGTAGCAGGAAGTACCGTAGAGGCAAGTTTATGCTCTAGCCGCTGCCATAACGTAGGTATATTTACGTACGAAGTTCTGTATGTAGAAACAATATTATATATTTGTGTATTGTCTACGCTCATATTAAGGGTGCTTTTAAATTTTTCAGCGCCCATACCATAACCAAGACCCAATATAGCGGTTTTACCTACAAACCTTTCGGTAGGGTGGTCTTGTTTGTTTATAGGTTTATTGTATATTTTAGAAGCAAAATTACAATATATGTCTGCACCGTCTCTAAATTGTTGCAGCAAGTCTTGTTGCCCGGCTAACCATGCAAGCATTCTAGCTTCTATATTTGATAAGTCAGCTACAAACACTAACTTGCCTTTAGGGGCGCAGAGTGCCTCTCTTATAGGAGAGTTCCGTGGCATGTTCTGCATGTTGATTTTTTCTGTACCGCCAAACCGGCCTGTGTGTGCAGCGTAGTATTTTAACGGTACACTAATAGTGCCGTCGTCGTGCGTGGCGTCAATAAAACGTTGGGCTCGCGTTTCGTTTATGCGGCTTTTGACTGCGGTTCGCGCTTCCCAAATTTTATTATGTTGCGGATACATTCTTTGTAACTGTAAAAATGCTTTGTCATTTTTACCAAGTGCAGGTATATTTTTACCTGTAGTAGGGCTTATTTTAGTAGGTACAGTTATATCCATAGATTCTATTAATTCGGAAAACTGCTTGTTACTAGCTAAAACAGGCCGTAGTATACCGCTTGCTTCTATAGTTTCTTTACTACGTTGTGCTTCAGAGTTTCTGTATTTTTTTAATGCGGGGACATTAACTACTAATTTAGGTTCGCAAAACATACGGCACGTTAAATTTATTATATCTAATTCATCTAACGGCATTCTTTTAGTGAGGGTTTTATACATTGCCCATGTTAAATCTACATCTTGTATGCAGTATCCTGCTAATGATTGTTCTAGTTCTGGGGTCAAATCATAATGGCCCTTTGCGTCTTGCAGCTCCTCCCCTTTGCGCATACGAGCGTCGTTTGGCCACAAACGTATAGCTAAATCTTTTAATCGAGCAGATTGAAAAGGATATAAAGCTCTGCCCATAGCCGCAGTATCTAAATAATACTTGGGAGTAAAGCCGTAGTGCTGGGTAAGTATATATCCGTCAAAAGGAGTGTTGTGGCATAACAGAGTCGCGGTTTCCCAGTCGATTTCTTCAAGCGCGGTTTGCGTTTCGTCTCCGTTGTACCATTCGGTAGGTTCATCATCTAGCTTTATGCCTACGCCCCAGACTTTAAAATTGTCATGGTTGACGTAATCCATAGTGGTCATTTTAGTGAGGGATAACTTACTGTCGTAGTAAGTTTCAAAGTCAAGTGTAACTAACATTATTCGTCTCTGCCTTGAGCGTCTAAACGTGCTGTTTCTATTGCTACTTTTATTCCTAGTAATTCGTCATGAATCCAATTAGTAGTCGTGTTTAATTGTTTTAGGTGTGTAGTAGCGTCAGAAAATATTTTTATAATTTCATCTACTTGTTTACGTTCTAATTCTATAGTTATTTTACTCATGATGTAAACCCCAATTGTGTGAATCGCATTCTCGTTGAGCATATATTTCACTTTCTATACGTTCAAAGTCATGCTCTAAAGCAGAATAAAGAGTAGGTCGTTCTTTTTTTAACCACGTAGCCATGTATAAAGCTTTTTCGTGTAAGTTAAAATTAGGGTTATTTTCAAACAATTCACTTGATCTTTGTATGTATTCATTAGTATGCATGTCGTTATCCTGTTGTTACTTTAGCTTCAGTTTCTACCCAAACTTTTGCACCACAACTTAAAGGTTTGTCGGGGCTATAAATTACTGTGCTTTCACCGTGTATTTTAGCTGTATAACATTTAGTGTTACTGTTATAGGTTTTAACAGTTAAAGGGGGTTCAACAACACCGTCTGTTGCTTTGGCGTTACGTTTAATTACATGCTGGTTGACGTGTATTTTTGTTTTCATGATATATCTCCTTGTTAGGCCCGTTTAGCGCGTAAGGTGGGCGAAACCTTTGCAAAGATCGGCAATGCACACGTTGTAACTTGACAGCAATTAAGCAGCTTATCGGCCAATACTTAAACTTCGCTGATGAAGTCCCGCGTCACGCTAAAAGATGCTGACGGACATTCCACGGCTACCGACAAAAATCATAATTTGATCTTTTGTATAGCCTCCTGCCCGTCCCAGCTTACGCAGTCCCAACTACGGATTTACAGTTTCTTCTGGGTCATTTGTTTGTGGGAAGTAATCCCACTTCTCATAATCGGGTGACCAAACCCCGACTAGCCAGTTACTAGCTGGCACGTTCGTTTTAAAGCCATTCGACTGGTTCATCCCAATAGCCTTTCATTTTAAGCGCTTCTTCTGTATTGACTTCATAAGATTCACATGTAGAGGCGTTAGCAAATGCTTCGCCCCAATCTTTTGTTAATTTGCTATAAAATAAATTTGTAGCTTCTTCTTCACTTTCTGCTTTAACTAAATTTTCAACTGTTTCGATTACTTGGCATGAAATATAATAGTTATTCATGATTCCTCCATGTCTATTTTACATATTTGACCCCAAGGGGCGTCTTCGTTAGTGGTTGCTACCCATAAAACTGGGAAGGGAGGGTGTTGACCAAAATCATGAGACTCAAGGTCTGTAAGGTAGACAGCTGCTTCTACATCGGGACAATTTTGAATTACGTAATCAAATGCAGGTGAGAAGCGTGTGCCGCCACCACCTGTTTTGAGTTTTTCTGGTAACTCATCATCTGGTTCTATTTGTACGTGGTCTTGTACTTCAGCATCACAAGTAATTATATGTACTTTTGAGGGGCGTAAGTCTCTGTGTATTGCTGCAAACTCTGACATAAAAATTTTATAGTACTCTTGGCATG